CAAAGTATAAAAGAAAAATATGAACACATTAAATTTTAAATTTATATTTTTAGGGCAATCAGTATTAAAATACGAGGTTCCTTTAAATGTGTATAATACTATTAATCATATATACGAAACAAGAAGACATGAACTGCCTAGAGCTAATCCACAATTAGTTGGTAAAATTCAAAACGAACATTCATTGTTTTTTGATGGTCCACCTAATAATAAAATGCATCCGCATAATTTTTTACCATTAGATATTAAACAATGGTTTTATACAGTTATGAAACATTATTTAGATTGGAATAAAATTATAGAATATAAAATGCATTTAAATTCTATATGGGTAAATGAAATGAAAGATAATGAATACAACCCAGTGCACGTTCATCAAGGATCTTTGTTTACTGGATTATCATCTGTTATGATTTTAAAATTACCACAAAATACTGGTGTTGAATATTCAGCAGCAGAAAAACCTATGAATGGACAATTACAAATATTGGGAAATGCATCAGGACAATTTTGTAATTCAGACTATGGTCCTATTATAAAAGAAAGAGCTTTTTATGTATTTCCATATGACATGAGACATTGTGTTTATCCTTTTAATGGCACAAATGAAACAAGAAGAACTTTAGCATGTAATATGGATGTAAAATATGATCCAATTAAAAATAGGAGTGCAACGTGATAATAACAGAACCTAAATGGAAAAGTTGGTTAGTTCAAACAACAACTCCTTTATTTACATCAGATCAATGTAGACAGATTATAGAATGTGGACATAGACAAAAACCACAACAAGCACAAGTTGGAATGGGAAAACCAGGTGGTGGAACAGATACAAAAAAAAGAGTTACTACTATATCTTGGATTCCTTTTAAAGAAATGCCTGAAATGTATCGTGACGTAGAGTTATTTATTAAAAAATGTAATAGAAATCATTTTGGATTTGGTGATATACAAATAACAGAACAAGCTCAATTTACAGAATATCCTGTAGGTGGTTTTTATGATTGGCATATGGATAATGATGTTCATATGATACATGAACCACCTGTTAGAAAAATATCAATGACAGTTTTACTATCACCTGAAAATCAATTTGAAGGTGGAGATTTAGAAATAATGGCTAAAGGTACAAGAGCACCTTTAAAACAAGGGCACGCTATAATGTTTGCATCTTTTTTAAATCATAGAGTAGCTCCCGTTACTCGTGGTATTAGACAATCTCTTGTTATGTGGTTTGGAGGAGAACCTTTTAAATGATTAAAGAATATTTATTTCCAACTATTATTTATATTAAAGATTTACCTAATCCAAATGAATTAAATTCATACTTAGAAAAACATATTGTTGAGTGGAGTAAAAATGATACAGGTGTTAAAAAAACTAATGTTAATGGTTGGCACTCTAAAACTGATATGAATCAAAGAAAAGAATATGACCCTTTATCTAATGAATTATTTCAAATGCAAAACGAAATTATTCAAGAAGAACATTTAGATATGAGGCCTAAATTAGGTAATATGTGGGCTAATATTAATTATAGAGATGGATATAATCTTGGACATATACATCCTAATTCATTATTTTCTGGTGTTTATTATATAAAAGCACAATCTAATTGTGGAAGGCTCCATTTAATGGATCCAAGACCAGGAGTACAACATGTAATGCCACCTAGAAAAGAAGGAAAATTACCTAGAGAATTGTGGAGAGACTCTTATTATGAAGCTATTCCTGGAAGACTTATAATGTTTCCAGCATGGCTGTGGCATAAAGTAGAACCTAACCAAAGTAATGATATAAGAATATCAGTATCGTTTAATTTTATATTATGATTTTTCAGTATAAAAAATATCAAGTAGTTAAAAATGCGATTAGTTATGAATTAGCTAATTTTATATTTAACTATTTTTTACTTAAAAGAGATGCCGTTAAATTTATGTACAAAAATAATATAACGTGGGATAACGGCACGTTTGGAACTTGGACAGATCGTCAAGTTCCTAACACATATTCTATTTATTCTGATAATGTAATGGAAACTTTGATGATGAAAGTAATACCAAAGATGAAGCAAGAAACAGGGCTTCAATTAATACCAACATACTCTTATGCAAGATTATATAAAAATGGGGATATTTTAAAGAGACATAAAGATAGACCAAGCTGTGAAGTATCCTGTACCCTCAATTTAGGAGGGGATCCGTGGCCTATATTTATAGATGGTACGGGTCAAGACACAGTTATAGATGAATACAAAAATATACATAAACCTAACGCTCCAAAAGGCACTAAAGTCTTACTTGATGTTGGCGATATGCTGGTATATAGTGGATGTGAACTTGAACATTGGCGAGAGCCTTTTGACGGGAACATTTGCGGTCAAGTATTTCTACATTATAATCATGTAAATGGCCCATTTGCTGATAAAAACAAATTCGATGGACGACCTATGTTGGGTCTACCATCATTTGTAAAATAGTATTATAATGAGGTTATATGTTACAAAAATTAAGATTTGCACCAGGATTCAATAAACAAGTCACAGCAACTGGTGGTGAAGGTCAATGGGTTAGCGGTGATTATGTTCGTTTTAGATATCAATCTCCAGAAAAAATAGGTGGTTGGGCACAGTTAGGAGACAACACTCTTACTGGTAGAAACACAGCTTTACACCATTTTGTTAATGCATCTGGTATTAAATATGCCGCATTAGGTACGAACAGAATGTTATATGTATATTCTGGAGGAGCTTTCTATGACATTACTCCTATTAAATCTACAACAACTTTAACAAATGCTTTTACAACAACACAAAGCGATGCAACTGTTACGTTAACTTTTTCATCTGCTCACAATATTAAAAAATACGATATTATTTATTTAGATAGTTTTACATCTATTACTAATTCAAATTTTGATGGAGATGATTTTAATGGTATTACTTTTATGGTGACATCAATTCCAACTTCTACAACACTTACTATTGAAATGGATTCAGTAGAATCTGGATCAGGAGCTAGTACTTCTGGAGGTATAAGAGTTCAGCATTACTATTCAATTGGCCCTGCAGTTGAGGCATCAGCTGCTGGTTGGGGATTAGGATTATGGGGTGGTACTGTAGCTGGAGAAGTTTTTGATACTTTAGATGGAGCTTTAACTTCAGGCTCATCAAGTATTGTTCTTGATGACTCATCAGGATTTCCTGCTTCAGGAACTGTCTTAATAGACAATGAAAGAATTGCTTATACAACAAATACTACTGGTACAGGAACTTTATCAGGTTTAACAAGAGGGTCAGACAACACAACAGCTGCATCACATAGTGATGGAGCAACAGTAACTGATGCTTCTGAATATACTAAATGGGGTGCATCGCAAACAGGTGACATTGTAACAGCTCCTGGACTTTGGTCCTTGGACAATTATGGAAATAAACTTATTGCAACTATCGTGGATGGTGCAACTTTTGAATGGGATTCAGATGCATCTGGTGCAACATCTACAAGAGCAACATTGTTAGCAAATGCACCAACAGCAGCAGTACAAACTTTAGTATCTACACCAGATAGACACTTAGTATTTTTTGGAACAGAAACAACTATTGGTACAACATCAACTCAAGATGATATGTTTATACGTTGGTCTGACCAAGAATCTATTAACGAATCAACTTCTTATACCCCTTCAGTAGATAATACCGCTAGTACACAGAGACTGGCCGACGGAACACGGATCGTTGGAGCCATAAGAGGTAGAGATGCAATTTACATTTGGACTGATACTTCTTTATTTATTATGAGATTTGTTGGTGCGCCTTTTGTATTTTCATTTCAACAAGTTGGAACAAATTGTGGATTGATTGGAAAACATGCAGCCGTTGAGGTTGATGGTTCTGCTTATTGGATGTCAGAAAATGGTTTCTTTAGATACACTGGTAAACTAGAATCTTTAGGATGTTTAGTTGAAGATTATGTTTACGATGATATTAATACCGTTCCTAAAAATCACATTTATGCAGGATTAAACAACTTGTTTGGTGAAGTAACATGGTTCTATCCTGGTAGTGGTGCTGCATCTAATAATAGATCAGTAACTTATAATTTTATGGATTCAACACCAGAGCGACCAGTATGGACTACAAGTTCTTTAGCTAGATCATCTTGGTTTGATTCATCCATATTTGGAAAACCACATGGTACTGAGTATGATTCATCTGCTACAAGTGATTCAACAGTTGGAAATACTGATGGTGTTACAATTTACTTTGAACACGAGACAGGACAAGATCAAATTAAAGGTGGAACAAGAAGTGCTATCGCAGCAAACATTCAATCAGGAGATTTTGATATCTCAGCAACACAAGGTGGTGGAGCAGACTTAAGAGGTGATGGTGAATACATGATGAAAATTAGAAGAGTGCTTCCAGACTTTTTATCACAAACAGGTAATGCTAGAATTACATTAAACTTAAAAAATTATCCAACAGATTCAGAAGCAAGTTCTTCATTAGGTCCATTTACATCTACAACAACTACAGATAAAATAGATACACGTGCAAGAGCAAGAGCGATAGCTTTAAAAATAGATAACACAGGACAAAAACAACATTGGAAGCTTGGAACTTTTAGATTAGATATACAAGCGGATGGTAGAAGATAATGATAGATAAAAGCGCAAGACAATATTATGCCAATGGGCAATTAGTAAAACCAACTAGACATGGTTTAAGACCAGGTTATCGTGGTGATGATGCTTATGGTGGTGGTAGAAGTAGCGGGCCAGCAGGTGGGGCGTCATCAGGTGGAAATTATGGTGGTAATACTGGTGGTGGGGGCAACGGTCAAGCTGCACAAAGAGCTGCTGAACAACAAGCTGCTGCACAAAGAGCAATGCAAGCAACAATAGCTGCTGCTGAAAGAGAACAAGCTGCTAGAAACAGAGAACAAGCTGCACAAAGATCTAGAGAAGAAGCTGCACAAAAAGTTGCAGAACAAAAAGCTGCAGAACAAGAAGCAAAAAGTAAAGAACTTGGAGCGGCTTTGCATGGTTCTGTTAGTCCAACAAAAGCACCAGTAACAACTGATACAAGTATGGTAGAAAATATGATTGCAGGTCCTATTCAAGGAATAATAAATCAACCAAAATCAATAATAAATCCTTTTGAAACAGAAGCTAGAACAGCTATACCAACAACACCAACACCACCAGTAAGAACTAGAATTCAAAATGAAAGAGCAGAAGACATTAGAAGAAAAGCACTTGGAGATATAGCTCTTCAAACTGATAAATCTTTAATGGATGTTTTTACTCCTGAAAAACAAGGTGTTATGAGCACAGGAAAAAACTATCTAGGAAATTATGCTAAAAAAGCTATTACAAATTTTGCACTTGACAAATTAGGATTAAGTTTTCTTAATCCTTTTATAGGTATTGCATCTTTACTTGGTAAAGATCCAGTAGGATCACTTATAGCTAAAATGCCTAAAGGAAAAGGAACAAGCATTAACTTTGAACCTCCTAAAGATAGAGATGGTGATAGAGGTCAAGCACCTAAAAATATTATACAAGCAAGTGTTGAAAAATTTAAACCAACAGATGAACAAACAGCTCAAATGAATGAGATAATGAGAAAAAGAATGATACTGCAAGGTTACGCAGATAAAGGACAATTAAATGAACAAGGTATGAATACTTTGGCACAGATGAATCAATTAATAAATCAATATCAAGTAAAACCAGGAAGTATATTTACGTAATATGGCTAGAATAGTACAATCATTAACACAACCTTTAGAAAAATACGATCAACAAATACAACAATCTTTTGTTAGAGATGTTGATAGTATAGTACAAAAATTAAACACATCTTATCAACAAGATTTAAAAGAAGAGGCGGAAGCGGAAGCTTTCTTTTTTGGATAATGGCTAATAAATTTGTAAACAAAAAGAAGGATTTAACGAGTAATAGTGCTACTACATTATACACTGTACCAAGTGCTACAACAGCTGTTATAAAATCAATACTTGTATCTGAAGATTCAGGAAACGCGGATACGATAACAATTACGATAACCGATACAGATGACGCTGTTTTTAGCCTATTTAAAACTAAAGCTATATCCGCTAACGCAACGACCGAATTACTATCTGCGCCCTTAGTGGTTGCAGAAAGCGAAGTGATAAAAGTAACCGCAGCAACGGCTAATAGACTACATGTAGTGCTGTCTGCGCTTGAAATTAAACCTAGAACAGTAACATCATAGGCTTGATTTACATGAGAAAAACAAGTATTATTATAAACCCAGGTGAAAATCCTGCCTTTAAAAATTAACACATAAAAATTATGGCTATAGATAGAACAGGAATATCATCATTAAATACAGGCGCAGGAGAAATTACTTATTCTGGTAATCAAGGACCTAAATCTCCAGACCAAATGCTAATGGCTCAAGCCGATCCTATGTTAGTAGAAGAATATGAAAAATACGTTTTTGAAATGGAAGAAATGGGACGTCAACCAATTTCATTTAGAGAATTCATTCAAGAAATTATGTCGGGTATGGCTAAAGGTGGAAGAGCTGGTTATACACGTGGTGGTGGAGTAGACTATATGCCAACTGATCCTGGATCAATGGGTAATCCAGCAGTCGTTGGAGAAAAAATGGTAGGTGATGATATGAGAGAATTTAGAATTACAAATCCTGACATTGAAGATGTTGCAGATTACAAAAGTTATTATGAGAGATTAAAAAGATTAAAAGAATTAATGGAAAAACGTATGATGCCTATGTCAAAAGCAATGGAACCTCCTGTTTATAGTGAACAAGATTATCCACAGTTTGGACCTGGAATGCCTTTTTATCAGATGCCTGAATTAAATACAGAAGATTATGCTTACGGCGGAACAGCTAGACCTACATACACGCAAAAGAGAAAACAAAATTTAGCTTATGGTGGTATTGCAGGATTAGATGGTAGAAGACAATATGGACTTGGATCATTTGTTCAAGGTCTTAAAGACAAATTTGTAGATGATATTATTCCAAATGAAATTAAAGATAATCCTGTTTTATCATCAGTGGTAGCAGGTACTTTATTAAATGAATATGGAATTCCATTTACTGACAAAATTACAGGGACGGATTATAATATTGGAGAAGATTGGTTTTCAGATTTAATAACAGCAGGTTCAAAAGCACCAGTAATAGGACCTGCAATAAAAACAATTGGAGATGTAGCTGGAGGTATTGGAAATATTATTAAAGGACCTGATAAAGAATGGTTAGGAACTGATATTTTGGGTCTTCCTGGAAGAGTTATTGGTGGTCTTGGTAAAGTGATTCCAGATGAATTTAAAACAGCATTTATGACACCAGGTACGGACAAGAAAGCTAACTGGATAGCTCCAGTTACAATGGGTTTAGGAATAGGAGCTATGGATGCAGCAACTCGTAAAAATGAAACTCTTCCGACTCAACAAGGAATTGATATTGCAAACATTCGTAGTAGAGCATTAACAGGATCAGATCCAAATTTACATTTCTTGCCACCAGCAGAAGCAACAACAGCTTATTCTAAAGGTGGAAGAGCAGGAAAAAATATTTTCTCATCTTTTAGTAATTATAAAAATGCAGGAGGCGAAGCAGATTTTGACACATGGTTTAGACAAATTTGGTTACCTGAAACACAAGGAATTGCATCAATTCAACCTGATGATTATATGGGTAGTGAAGGAAAAGGAGATTTTCCACTTCCAGGTGACATGGAAAGAATGATATATGGTTTTCCTAGTCCACCTGTGTATGCAGCTAAAGGCGGAAGAATTGGTAGTCGTCGCAAAGGTTATGGAGATTATGTTCAAGCAATGAATGCTTTAGGATTAGAACCTATGCCGATAGGAATATATAATTCTTTAACACCTATTATGAGTGATCAAGACATGGTTAATATGGGGTCTCCAGATAAAAAAGCTCAAGGCGGAAGAATTGGTTATGATGCTGGTGGTAATTATGAATCAAAAATAAAAGAATTAATGGATAAAGGTTTAAGTAGAGAATTAGCTGAAGCGTTAGTTATATCGGACTTATCTCCAGAAGCTTATAGTATTATACCAGAAGAAAAAGCTCAAGGCGGAAGAATCGGAGCTCAAGAAGGTGGGCTCATGGACCTTGGTGGCATGGAAAAAGATTATAGAAACGAAGGTGGATTTGTACCAATAGGTGGACAAGAACGAGCTGATGATGTACCAGCTAGATTAAGTAAAAATGAATTTGTATTTACAGCAGATGCAGTCCGTTCGGCAGGCGGAGGAGACATCGACAAGGGCGCTGAAGTAATGGAAAACGTTATGGAACATTTAGAACAAGGCGGACAGATATCAGAAGAATCTCAAGGATTAGAGGGCGCAAGAAACATGTTCGCT